GGGGAGCTCGCGCGAGGACGATTTCAAGACAGAATCAAGAGGCGGTGACCGATGGTAATGGGCACAGGACATGGCGGGGCCAGGCCGAACTCGGGCCGGCCACGGAAGCTCGATTCGGTGCGCTCGCTTCGTGAGCAGCGCCGGAAGCGGCATGGGCGGGCCAATGTAGCCCGTCCGGCGCCCCGGAAGGCCCCTCCCGTGGCCGTGGCGAAGCCGAAGGGGCTCCCGGCGGGGCAGTCGGTGGTCTGGGACATGCTGGCTCCCCAGGCATTGCTCCAACGCACGCTGACTCCGGCGACGGTGTTCGCGTTCGTGGGGCTCTGCGAGGCCATCGTGCTGAAGCGGGACATCCTGGCTGTGATTGAGGCGGACGGGCTGATGCAGAACCGGCTCAGCACGAAGATGGACGAGTCGGGTGGAGGCGAGCAGGTGTTTGAGAGCAAGGCGCACCCGCTGCTGGCGAAGTGGACGGCGCTATATGCCCGGGTCGAAGCCGGGCTGACCCGGTTCCGGCTGGAGCCGATGGGTAAGGAGCTGGCGCCAGTGGAGGAGCCGAAGGACGACTTCGCGGAGTTCGATCAGCCGCTGACGCTGGTGAAAGGGGCTGGAAAGCGGGCGGCCGAAGAAGGTGGTGTGTGATGCGTAAGGCTTCCGTAAGATCCGCGATCGGGCGTTTGCGAAGTTGCGAAAACTGTCGGGCGTGAAGGCGGGGTGGCTCTGGCAATGAACCCGATCGACGCCTACGCGCAGTCCGTCGTGTCGGGCGCGGTGCCAGCCGGGAAGTATCATCGGCTGTCCTGTGCCCGCCACCTGCGCGATCGGGCGCGCGAGGCGACGTCGGGGTTCCCGTTTCGGTTCGACGTGGAGCGGGCTGAGCGGTTCTTTCGGTTTGCTGAGAAGCTGCGACATTTCGAGGGCAAGCAATGGGCGGGTAAGCTCATCGAATTGCAGCCCCAGCAGCAGTTCCGGCTCGGGTCATTATTCGCCTGGGTACACGTTGAGACCGGCCTCCGTCGATTCCGCACGGCCTACAACGAAATCCCGCGCAAGAACGGCAAGTCGCTTGAGGCGGCTATTGTGGCGCTTTACGTCACGTTCTTTTCCGGCGAGAAAGGCGCCAAGGGATTTTGCATTGCCACGAAGCGCGATCAGGCCAAGATCGTCTTCAATGCGTCCATACGGCTGGTGCGGGCGAATCCGCTCCTGCTTCAGCGGATCAAGGTTCAGGTGGCCAGCCTGACACGCGACTCTGACGACTCGAAGTTCCAACCCCTCGGGGCCGACGCGGACGGCACGGATGGTCTGAATCCCAACCTGATCGTGGTTGACGAGTTTCATAAGCACAAGACGCGCGACCTGATTGACGTCATGGAATCCGCTACAGGGCAACGCCTTGAGCCTGTGAACTTCCAGATCACGACCGCCGGTGATGATCCTGTGTCCCCATGCGGAGACCAACACGACTACGCCTGCAAGATTCTCGATCAGGTGATCGACGACGAGACGTTCTTCGCGTTCATTGCGCATGCGGACATTGAGGACGACTGGCTGAGTGAGGCGACGTGGGCGAAGGCGAATCCGAACTGGCCTGTTCTAAATCAGGACGACGTGCGGAATCTCGCTCGCAAGGCGGCGAACATGCCGGCTGCATCGGCAGAATTCAAGCAGAAGCGCCTCAACCTCTGGGTGAGCGCATCCAACCCCTGCCTGTCCGTGGACGGCTGGCGCAAGGGCCAGACTTCGTTGCCGACCGCGTTACAGCGTGCAACCTGGCGCGACGAGTTGTTACACGAGCGGTGCTACATCGGCATCGACCTGGCGTCGAAGATCGACCTCTGCGCCCTGTCGCTCGTGTTCCCGCCCACCGACACCAAGCCGACCTGGCGGGTGCTGCCGCACGTCTGGACACCCGAGGAGACAGTCAAGGATCGGTCGCACCGGGATCGTGCGCCCTACGACATCTGGGTGTCCCAGGGTTGGCTACGCACCACGCCGGGGTCGCGTATCGATCATGCCGTGGTCCGGGCGGCCATCGTCGCGGCGCGCAGCCTCTACGACGTGGCGCTGATCGGGTTTGATCCCTGGCATGCCGACACCTTGATCGATGAGTTGGTGCGCGAGGACGGGTTTGCGGCCGACCGGGTGCTGGCCGTGCCGCAGACCTACCAGGGCATGAGCAGCGCGTGTCTCAGGATGCAGGCGGAGATCTTGGAGGGCAACGTGGACGCGGGCGGGTGTCCGGTGACGGCCTGGAGCGTGTCGAACGCCGTGGCGAATCGTGACGGCAAGGATAATCTGATGTTCGCCAAGGGCAAGAGCCGGGGCCGCATTGATCCGCTGATCGCGATGACGATTGCGATGGCGCTCTGGCTGCGCGTGCCGGCGAAGGTGGAACCGAGTTATCAGATGGTGATTCTGTGAGGGGAAAGCCTGACCCCGACGCTGGCACCGATGGACCGCACCCGTCCTGGGACGTGCCTGGGCAACTGGGCGAGCCTGGCATCCCGGACCCGCCAGCCAAGCCGAAGCGGGGCCGGCCGCGTTGTACCGAGGAGCCGTGCGGGTCGCTGTCCGTGTGGTTGCCCGTGACGGCGCAAGACCGGATCTGCGCGCTGGCCAAACAGCGGCGGCAGAGCGTGTCTGAATATTTGCGAGATGTGCTGATTGCGCTGTTCCTGCGGCGGCCGTAAGATTCTGCTTGACGTGGCCTGTCTATGTCTGTCAAGATACGGCGCATGGATGGACCTACCCTTTCTCCGCATCAAGTGAAAGTCTTTCTCGCGTTCAAGGCGCACCCGCTGGCGTGGTACACCAACCTGGAGATCGCAGCCCTCTCCGGGGTGGCCCATCGCACGGCGCGCCTGCACACGGCCCGGCTGGCGACGGCTGGCGTGTTGGACCAGGAGCAGGTGTTCCCGGGCTATCGGTTCCGGCTCGCGGCCAAGCCGACGAAGCCCGCGCAGGACTGCGCGAAGCGGCTCGAGCGGGCCGCGCAGGTGTTCGGACTCTAGACAGCGACGCCCGCGCGCACGATGAGGTGTGCACGGGCGTCTGACCACAGCAGCCCCAATGGAGGGGGCGCAACATGGCTACACGTAAGACTACACCCGTCGTCAATCCTCTCTCCTCATCGGTGCGCGGCCTGTCGATCTGGACTCCCTACCTCATCACCTGGACGTTCCTCACTCGCTTGTGCGGGTCGACGCCGGCGGACCCGGACATCATCCGTCGCTGGATTGACGCGCGTGCGCCGCAGAACAAGCCCGCTGCGGGCGGGAAGTCGCTTCAGGAGATCGCGGAGGAAGTGCTGGCCAGCCTGAACGAACCGGCCGAAGAGAAAAAGACGTCAGTGCTCGTCTTCCAGCGGCATGAGGGGCAGCTCGTGATGCGGGCGGCGACGGTGCGGGCTCACATCAAGGACTGTGCCCGGCAGATTTCGTCCCTGCTCGTCGGCAAGGTGGCCGGCGAGAAGTCCTTTGCCGTGCGGGTCGTCAACGGCCTGTACCACGACGAACACGAATACTGGCTCCCCGTGCGCCGCCTGGACGGTACGCCGATCACGGAGTCGTCCGGGATCTACCAGAAGCCCGTCCACGTGATGACGCCGCAAGGCCCGATGAACTCGATTAAGTCCATCGAGTATGTCGAGCCGCCGTCGAGGCTCACGTTCGTTCTCAAGGTGCTCGGCCGTTCGGTCGGGCTGGTGGACATGGAAACGCTGTTTTCGTATGGAGGGGTGCATGGCTACGCCGGCGAAAGGTCAGACGGGGAAGGGCGATACGAGTGGACCATCGAGCCTCTTGCGTAAGGAGGCGCCACAGCTTCGGACGGCCGAAGCCATTATTGCCAAGCATGAGCAGATTCAGGACGCCCTGGAGCGCCAGACGATCAGTGGCAAGATCGCCGAGCAAATGAACCAGACGCTGAAGGGCATCATGGGCATCGAGAAACTCGGCCTCCAGTATCTCAGCCTGCTGTTGAAGGTCGGACGGAAGGCGCCGGTCCCGAGGACGCCCATCCTGCGAAACATGATCGGTCTGCCGGAGAAGTTATCGCCGACGGATGGCGAGGTCGTGCGGGGATTTCTGCCCGACGGGAAGTGACGGCGAGCAGTGGCCTGGGCTGCGTTGTGGTGTGGTGTCGTCGAGGGCCGTTGTGGTCTGAGTTGCCGTGCCGTGTCGTCGAGATCTGACGTGCCGTGTCCTGTCGTGGGGTGCCGTCGAGTGGTGGCCTGGCGTGCAGTGCGCTGTCGTGCGATGTAGTGTCGT